CTCGACTATATCTCCCCGATGCAGTCCGAACCGATGCTGGACAGTCCTTTTAAGACCCGACCCAGTCCAGATCAATGACAACTAAGCCCAGAAAGTCCAAAGCCCTACGAGGGGCAACCAAGCCACGGCTTCACAGCCCACTTCTAAAGGGCGAAAACAAGCTGCAAGATGTCAAAGACCTATGCGCTATCGTCAAGATGGATCTCATGCCGTGGCAGGAGTTCGTGTTGAAGGACATGCTCACTGTGGACAAGAAAGGCTTTTGGATTCGTAAGACAAACCTTATTTTGGTGGCTCGGCAGAATGGTAAGACCCACTTAGCCAGAATGCTGATACTTGCTCACCTTATAAAGTGGAACACCAATGTCCTGATTATGAGCTCAAACAGAAGCATGGCACTAGACACCTTCCGACAAGTCACACACCTATTGGAGACCAATGACCACCTCAAAGGATTCGTTAAACAGATCAGACACGCCAACGGCACAGAGTCTATTGAGATGCTATCTGGAGCAAGGCTTGATGTTGTCGCAGCAACTAGAGACGGCTCTCGCGGTCGATCAGTCAATGGACTGCTCTACATCGATGAAGTCCGAGAGATCACAGAAGATGGATTTAGAGCTGCTACTCCTACAACTAGAGCTCACCCAAATTCTCAAACGCTTCTTACCTCTAATGCAGGAGACGCTTTCAGCACTGTACTCAACGACTTACGAGAAAGAGCTATCGACTATCCACCCAAGTCTTTTGGATTTTATGAATACTCAGCTCCGCAGTACTGCAAGATAGACGATCGCAATGCATGGGCTTTGGCTAACCCCTCTTTGGGATACACCATTACAGAAGAAGCGATTGAAGAAGCGATTGCTACTTCACCGATTGAGAACACGCGTACTGAGACTCTTTGCCAGTGGATTGATTCTCTAAGTAGTCCGTGGCAACACGGAATCCTCGAGGAAACATCCGATAGCACGCTTGAAATGTCCGTTGGGGCTTATACTGTATTTGGTTTCGATGTCAGTCCGTCACGCAGGAACGGATCATTGGTCGCAGGACAACTTCTCCCAGATGGGCGGATTGGCATTGGAATCCTAGAGACTTACAGCTCTCAGGTTGCTATTGATGAGCTAAAGATGGCAGCAAGTATAAAGGCATGGTGCGACATTTATAAGCCTCGCCTAGTCTGCTTTGACAAGTATGCCACTCAGACTATTGCAGATCGCTTGGCTAATGCAGGTGTCATGATCGAAGATGTCTCAGGGCAGCAGTTTTACAAAGCGTGTGGAGACCTTGCAGAAGGACTAAACAATCATCGAGTAGTCCATAATGGGCAAGCGGAGTTTATTCAGCAGATGAATAATTGTGCAGCTAAAGTCAATGATTCTGCATGGCGCATCATCAAGCGAAAGAGTGCTGGAGATATCTCAGCCCCTATCGGCTTGGCTATGGTAGTTTCCAAGTTAATGCTTCCAGTTCCTAAGCCTCAGATTTATACTTAGACACACCCATATCACATTGTCTAATTGCTTGACAAATGCTATAGTTTCTGTCTATGGGTAGAATCTTGCAGACATTCGGGCTTGAACCTAAGCCACAATTACAAGCTCAGTCCGCACCTCAGGTGCTCGGTGAGTATTCACCTTATGCAATGCCCTTTCAATATGCCTTCATCGGCAGAAGCGAAGCGATCTCTGTCCCAGCACTTATGCGCTGCAGGAATCTTTTGTGCGGAACTATCGGAGCAATTCCTCTCGAGCTTTATAAGAAATCTACCAATGAAGAACTTGGCTCACCTGCATGGTTAGAGCAGCCTTCATATTCACAGCCACGATCTGTAACGATTGCATGGACTGTTGATTCACTTCTATTTTATGGTCAAGCATTCTGGAAAGTTGTTGAAGTTTATTCTGAGGACGGACGACCATCTCGCTTTGAGTGGATTGCTAACCATCGAGTAACTGCAACACTAGACAGCACCAATACTTTTGTTAGATCTTATGCAGTCGATGGCACTACTTTGCCAATGGACGGCTTGGGATCTTTAATCACTTTCCAATCATTGGGCGATGGCATTCTTAACACTGGAGTGCAGACAATTCGTGCAGCTATTGATGTCCAGAAGTCAGCAGCGATTGCAGCAGCAACTCCAATGAGCACTGGCTTCATCCAGAACTCAGGTGCTGACCTACCACCGGCAGAAGTGCAAGGATTATTAGCGGCATGGAAAAGAGCTCGACAGAATAACTCTACTGCTTATTTAACAAGCACTTTAGATTATAAGACTGTCGGCTTCTCTCCTAAAGACATGATGTACAACGAGGCTATCCAGAATCTTGCTACTGAAATTGCTCGTTTATGCAATGTGCCAGCAATCTATGTTTCAGCAGATCAGAACTCAAGTTATACATATCAGAATGTCAATGATGAACGCAAGCAATTTTTAACTCTATCTTTACAGCCATTTATTACTGCGATTGAAGATCGCTTATCGATGGATGATATTACTGCTCGTGGCAATGTAGTAAAGTTCGATATTGATAAGAACTTCCTGCGCACTGATCCACTGCAAGAGCTTGCAGTAATTGAAAAACTCCTAGCCCTTAATCTGGTCACACAGGAACAGGCTATGGAAATGACAGATCTAACACCTAACGGAAGCAATGGTCTAGAATGAACCAAGTAATCACCTTCTCAGCTGATCTCACAGCAGACTCAGCAAGTCGCACAGTATCAGGCAAGATTGTGCCTCTCAATGTCGAAGCAGGATCTACAAATATGGGCAAGGTAATCTTTGCTTCTGGATCTATTGCTATCGAAGATCCTAAAGCAATCAAGTTGTTAAGTCAGCATGATGCTAAGAAGCCATTAGGTCGCATGGTTTCTTTTAGCGAATCAGATAACTCAATCGATGCAGTATTCTCTATCAGTCGCTCTCAGCGCGGTACAGAAGCCCTAATCCTTGCAGAAGAAGGATTGCAGTCAGGTTTAAGCATCGGGGCAGAAGTCCTCAAGTCAAAGATCAAGGATGGCGTTACTTATGTTTCAGCTGCTCGCTTGGTCGAAGTAAGTTTAGTAACAGAGCCAGCATTTAAGTCGGCTCAAGTTACTGATATTGCAGCAGAAGAATCTGCTGTAGAAGAAATCACCCAACCAACAGAAAGCGAGACAGCCGTGGAAAACACCACTCCAGCAGTCGAAGCAACACCAGTTGAAGCACCAGCGGTTGAAGCTGCTCGCCCAACTGTTTCAGCAGCATACTTCACAAAGCCACGCATCGAAGTAACAGCAGCTAAGTACGCAGAAAACACAATCCGCGCAGCACTAGGAGACGACAACGCTCGTCAATACCTACGCGCAGCAGATGACACAACAGATAACGCAGGACTTGTTCCAACTCGTCAGTTGTCAGAAATCATCAACCCACTATCAACAACAATCCGTCCTTCAATCGATGCAATCTCTCGTGGAGTATTGCCAGATGCAGGTATGACTTTCGAGATTCCAAAGATTACAGCAGTTCCAACTGTTGCGATTGAGCCAGAAGGCGATGCGTTCAGCGACACAGATCAGAACGCTGCTTTCCTATCTGTAGCAGTACAGAAGTACGCAGGACAGCAGACATTCTCTGTTGAATTGCTAGATCGTACATCTCCAGCATTCTTTGATGAGCTAGTGCGTAACATGGCAGCAGCTTACGCAAAGGCAACAAACGCAGCAGTCAATGCAGCACTTATCTCAGGTGCAACAACAGATGCAACAACAGTTGCAACATATCCAACAGCAGCAGAATTGCTTGGAATTGTTGCTCGCGGTTCAGCATCAGTCTATGCAGCAACAGCAGGACTACCTAACCCATTCGCTCGCAATATGGTTGTCTCAACAGGACAATGGTCTAACATCATGTCATTGAACGATGCAGGTCGCCCAATTTACACAGCATCACAGCCAATGAACGCTGGCGGTCAAGTATCACCAACATCACTAACAGGTAATGTTGCAGGACTTAACCTCTATGTAGATCCAACAAATGGTGGCGATGGCGATGGAACAATCCTCATCGTGAACCCAGATGCTTACACATGGTACGAGTCACCAACATACCGCCTACGCGCAGAATCAACAGCTAACGGATCAGTTACAGTTGGTTACTACGGATTCGGTGCTATCGCAACTAAGGTTGGCGCTGGCGCATTCAAGAATAACAAGGCGTAAAAACTCACTAAGTCGCTCTGGGGAGTAGTAGCCCTCTACTCCCCAGAGTCTTGAGAAAGGATCATCATGGCACTTACAACAGTCGCAGAACTCCGTGCAACACTCGGAGTCGGTACTTTGTATCCAGATGCAACCCTTCAAGAGGTATGTGATGCAACAGATGTAGTGCTTCTGCCTATGCTTTGGCAGAACGAGCTTTACAATACGCATCAGAGCCTTACAAACAATGTGGCAACTCTTTACTTTGGTCAAGAGATTTCTAAAGATTTCTATGTAGGACAAAGCATAATCATTACTAAAAACGGAAGCCCATATAACGGCACTAAGACAATCACTGCCATCGGTTCGGGCTCACTTTCATATTCTGCAACTGGAGCAGATCAAGGCACTCATGCCGTCCAGCCTTTTGGAATTGTTGCAGGAACAGTCACAGACTATGCAACTGACACAGCAGTTCAGCAAGCAGCTTTGATGATATCTGTTGAAATCTGGCAAGCGCGTACAGCCACTCTCTCAGGCAGTAACGCTGTAGATTTCCAGCCAAGCCCTTACCGAATGAGCGCACAGCTTCTCGCTAAGGTGCGAGGATTGATCGCGCACTGCTTATCACCTAACTCGATGGTGGGCTGATGCCTGTTGCCGTCACTACTCTTAGGACTACATTAGCAACGGCTTTAGTCGATAACGCTAAGTGGCAGACTTTTGCTTTTCCACCTGCCACAGTCCTTGCTAACTCTGTGATTGTCTCTCCAGATGATCCTTATCTAACACCTAGCAACAATCAACATATCTCAATTAGCCCAATGGCTAACTTCAAGATTGTTATGACTGTTCCACTATTTGACAATGAGGGAAACCTTAACGGCATCGAGGACACAGTCTGTGGCGTGTTCGCAAAGCTCGCTGCATCATCTTTGACCTATAATGTAAGCGCGATAAGCGCACCAAGTATTCTCAACGCTGCATCGGGTGACCTACTCAGCTGCGAGATGTCCGTATCAATCCTAACGAGTTGGAGCTAAACATGTCCGAGTGGGAACAAGAAAACGCTGACTTCCTGAAGAAAATCGGGCAAGTAAGCACACCAGCACCAAAGCCAGTAACTACTAAGAAAGACGAGGAATAATCTCATGGCTGTATTTCTAAACAATAAAGTAGGCGTGAAGATTAACACTGTTGATCTTTCTGACCATGTAACATCTATTACTCTTAACCGCACATTCGATGAGCTAGAAGTAACTGCAATGGGTGACACAGCACACAAGTTCGTTAAGGGCTTGGAAGCATCATCTGTAACAATCGACTTCCTAAACGACACAGCATCAGCGAATGTATTGGCAACACTACAAGCTGCATGGGGTACAACAGTCACATGTGTATTCCTACAAGAAAAGGGAACAGCAGTATCTGCTACTAACCCTCTTTACACTGTCTCACTTCTAGTGAACAACACAACAGACATCAATGGTGCTGTTGGCGATATGTCCACACAGTCGATCACATTCACTGCTAACTCAACAGTAGCAGTAGCCACAACAGGCACATTCTAAACAAACTATAAAGGGGCAAACTCATGGCAAAACTAAAGATAGTTCGTACAGATGGAAGCGTACTAGAAGGCGAGATCACTCCAGCAGTGGAGTACTCATTCGAGCAGTACGCTAAAAAGGGCTTCCATAAGGCGTTCCGCGATGAAGAAAAGCAAAGCGATGTCTATTGGTTAGCATGGGAAGTAACACGCAGGTCAGGTGAAACTGTTAAGCCTTTTGGTATGGATTTCATTGAGACACTCAAAAGTGTCGAGGTGCTTGATTCAGACCCTTTAGCTTAAAGCGCGATCTTCCATTCACCTATCTAATCGCTAGGCTAAGCATTAGGTTGGGAATCGCGCCACAGCAGTTGTTAGATCTAGATAAAGTTATGCTCGATGCATTAGTGCAAGGGCTCAAGGATGAAGCGAAAGAGGTGAGCGATGCCAGCAAGCGTAAAGGGCGCGGTCGCTCTTAGAAAGTCTCTACGCCAGTTCAGTCCTGACCTTGCTAAGGCTTTGCCTAAAGAGGTTGCTCAAGCTCTTAAGCCAATAACTAAAGCTGCCAAAGGCTATCTGCCAGATGATGATCAAGTCCTAAGCGGATGGCTAGCGCGAGAAGGTTTAGCTGCTCGCTTCCCTAGTTACAATGCTCGAATCGTAAAGTCCGGCATCGGCTATAAGACCACACCTTCTAAGCCCAATCGCAAAGGATTTAGATCTCTTGCTCGCGTATTCAATAAGAGTGCTGCTGGAGCAATCTACGAGACTATGGGTCGAAAGACTCCAACAAGTCGCTTTGTACAGAATCAGAATAGTAAGTATGGCGCACAGATGAAGGGCGATCAGAAGATGGAAGGTCGCGCTTTATTCCGTGCTTATGAAGAAAACAATGGCAAGGCTAGAGATGCAGTACTCAAGGCTATTCAAGGCGCAGCTAACAAACTCAACGCGAGAGCAAAGGTGTAAATCATGGCTAATGTAATGATTGATATTGCAGCGGAGTTCGTAGGCAACAAAGCCTTTAAGCAAGCAGATACTGCAACAGATAAACTCACCAAGAATGTCAAGAAACTAGCTGGGGCTTTTGGTCTGGCTTTCGGTACGACTCAAGTTCTTGCTTATGGCAAGGCTGCGGTCAAAGCAGCAGCAGAAGATCAGAAAGCACAGCAACAGTTAGCACTAACTCTTAACAATGTTGGACTTGGTAGAGATGCTGCTGCATCAGAAGAATACATTCAGAGACTACAAACAGAGTTCGGCATCGTCGATGATCTCCTTCGTCCTGCTTATCAGACTCTGGCTGTAGCAACAGGAGACACAGCAGAAGCTCAAAGACTTCTTAATCTTTCTTTGGACATTTCTGCTTCGACTGGCAAGGATCTTTCTAGCGTAACAGCAGCGTTAAGCCGTGCATATCTAGGCAACAATGCCGCTCTTTCTCGACTTGGTGTTGGTATCTCTAAGGCAGACCTCAAGGCTAAGTCTTTTGAGGACATCACGAACCAACTACAAAGCACATTCGCAGGATCTGCCACTGCTGCTGCTAATACCTTTCAAGGTTCAATCGACAAGCTCGGAGTGGCTTCTGCCAATGCCAGCGAAATTATCGGCACGGGCTTAATTGATGCCTTAACTAAACTTGGTGAAGATACTAGCGTTGCTAACCTAGCCACAAACATGGAAAAGACTGCTCTCTATATCGCAGATGTGATTCGTGGCGTAGGAGTCCTAGCAAGTAAGTTAAAGGATCTGCCTATCATCGGTAGCTTCAATGTGGGGATGATTCCAATTCTGGGAACATATCTAACAATCTTGCGTGAGGCTGGAAAGCAAGCACCAATTCAGAAGGCTTCTGATAATGCACACCTAAAGTCTTTGCAGAATCAATTCACACTGGCTAAGAAAACTACTGCTCAAGCTAAGAGTCTTACAAAAGAAACTGCTGCACAGTTAAAGGCTAAGCGACTACAGCAAGCCATCGACAAGGCTAACCTTGCTCTTAGCAAGGGTGAAGAAATCTTTGACATGGACAAGATCCAGATTGCAGCAGCTCTGACTAATCAGGCTGAGCAATTAGGCAAGGCAACAACTTCATCTCAACTATTGCAGATTGCTAACGATACAGCTCGTCTTAATGTTAAGCAGTCAATCCTTGCCCTAGAAGATGCTATTGCTGCTAAGGATGAAGCAGCCATCATTGCTGCAACCAACAAACTTAATGCAGACCTTAAGGTTCTTAGCACATTGGGTATGCAGAACATTAAGTTGCAAGATATCAAGTCTATTCTTGACAGCCTGAAGCCAAAGGATTTAGTCGATCTCACTAACCTTGATGCAGCTTTAGCCAAGATTCAAGAAATGCTTAAACTTCTTGCACAGGCTAATACTCAGGCTACGACTAAAGTTCCTGCCAGTGCTTCACTGGGATCAGGAATCCCAGTAGGAGATTACATTGCGCCTATCTCTAAAGAGATTGCAGCACAGGGATCTATCGGGGCTATTTTAGAATATGCCGATGCTGCTTCTGCTCGTGCTAACGCTTTTGCAGATTTACTAGATATGCAGTCCGAGCAAGATCTGCGCGATCTAATCGCTTACCAAAGCTCAGTAGGCGATCTAGGTGGCTACAGCCCTAACATGAACTCTGGCAGAGGTTATGGGGCAGGTGGCACGAACATTACAGTCAATACTGGAGTCGGTGATCCAGAGGCTATTGCTAGAGCTGTAGAAGATGTGATCCGTCAGTCATATCAGCGAGGCACTAGCTCTACAGGACTTCTAGCCGTATGACATGGCTTCCAGAGTGGCGCATAACAGTCGGCACTAATGTTTATACCAATGTAACTGGGGTAAGTGTTACTACAGGGCGAATTGATATCGATCGCCAATGTCAAGCGGGTTATGCTCGCATGGACATTATTAACTCAACCAATGCCCTGTTCGACATCGATGTTACAGATTCCCTGACTTTAGAGCTTAAAGATAGCGGTGGCACTTATGTGCCTGTATTCGGTGGAACAGTCTCAGACTTTACCACTTCTGTCAGAAGCCCAGAAGAAGTAGGCTTTATTACTATTGGAACAATCCTTGCAGTCGGTGCTTTGGCTAAATTGCCTAAAGCAATCTACACGGATTCTGTAGTTCATGACCTTGATGGAGAACAGATCCGCATTATTCTTTCAGAGCTTTTAGTCAATGAGTGGATTGAAGTAGCACCTGCGCTGCAATGGCAAGATTACGATCCAACTACCACATGGGCTAATGCTGAGAATGTGGGCTTGGGTGAGATTGATGCTGGGCTTTACGAAATGGATAACCTCAGCGCAGCAGATCGCAACACCCAGACTTTAGTACAGCAGATAGCAGACAGCGCGCTTGGAACGCTTTTCGAGGACAAGCAGGGTCGCATAGCCTATGCAGATGCGGATCATAGAGCTAACTACTTAGCAGCTAACGGCTCAACTCAGTTAGACGGCAACTATGCTTCCCCTGCCAGTGTGAAGTCGATCCTACAGATTGGCAAGATTCGTAATAGCGAGATTGTGCGCTATGGCAATGATTACGGCTCAACTTATTCAGCCACAGACGATGCTTCTATAACTACCTATGGTCGCTACCAAAGAACATTTGATTCTAATATCCGCTTTCTTGCAGATATCGAGGACATCATCGAGCGCGATCTAGCCCTGCGCTCAGTGCCTAGAACACAGCTGGATCAGATTACTTTTAGACTTGACAATCCTAATATGCCATCTGCGCTTCTAGATGACCTTATAAACCTTTTCTTTGGTGAGCCAGTAGTTATCACTAACCTACCTTTTAACATGTTCGAGGGGTACTTTTCAGGCTTTGTAGAGGGTATCTCTATGAGAGCCACCCCAACTTTTGTGGATATGACAATCTATGTCTCGCCTACAGACTTCTCACTTATAGCCCCGACATGGGCAACAGTACTTCCAACTAACACCATCTGGAGTGGCGTAAATGGTACACTACAGTGGTCTAAAGCGATCGGAGCTCTAACCTAATGGCAACAACAACCCCTAATTTTGGTTGGGCAGTACCAACCA